GTTCGTCGAACTCGTATCGGTCGTTCGGCGGGAAGCCCATCTTCTCGTAAGCCTCCGGCGTGCTGAACGTGCCGACCTTGCCGATGTACCGTGCGCGCGGGACTACGGTCGCAATCCGCCTGATCTCCTTCTGGTCGCAGATCTTGTCAAGCACTCCGTCGAACCCCGTGACAACCACGCCGTACTTCACGCGCACCGCGTGGTCCGGGATGTTTCGGTAGCTTGCACCAATGAACTCCATGTACTCGTCCATCTCGTCCTTCGTCGCCTCGTAGGCGGACTTCGGCACGAGGTAGCCAAGCCAGCGCCAACGACCGGCAACGGGAATGGCGTCGCCCTTGTGCTCCAGCGTGATACCAACCTCATCAAGCGCCGCGTCGATCGGAATGTGTCGCGACTCCGTCGCCTGCGCACCGACCAGCGCATCCGGGAACTGCTCGTGCATCCGGAGCAAAACATCGATGTAGTCCCGGCTCACAACGTGGTCGTCGTCGAAAAAGATCACGTGGTCGTACTCCTTGAACAGCCGTTCCTTCGCTTCTTGGAGTTGCCGACCGATGCAGACGTTGTACTCCTTGGCGACGATCTCCTTGTACTTGAACGGGAAGCCCTCCATGATCTCAACGCACTGCTGTACGCGCGTACGGTGGTTCTCCTCGTGTTCCTCAGAGCAGTACGGGTAGCGCGGGTTGTTTCTCCAGCCATCCTGGTAGAGATACCAGTCGCACTCGTCGGCCATCGTGTTTTTCGCCAACGAGTCGAGCGTCTGCACTAGGTAGTCCGGCCGGTTGAACGAAAAAACGACGCACGCCGTCCTCATCTGACCGACGGGCTCCGTATCCTCGCGAGGCTTCCACGTGTACTGTTTCGGCGTCACCTTTTCGGAGAGTCTGTCAAAGTAGTCGATCCACTGGTCGCCGACCTTCCGCCAGTCCAGTTTCTGCACCCACTCGTGCGCTCTTTGCCCCATCTCGCGGCGTTTGCCCGGATCCTCGTACGCCTTGATGAGCGCCCCGGCCACGTCGCGCGCATGGAAGACGCGCCGCGTCGAATGCTTACCAAGCGTCCACTCCGTTCCCGCCGTCGGTACGAGCCAGCCGCGCTCCGCCTCGTAGCACTCACCTGTCGCGAGTAGCTCCTTCTTGATCTCCCCCTCTGCGCCAGTGAGCAGTTCGGGCATCGACGAGAACGCTGTCGCGATCACCGGCCTTCCACAAGCGAAGGCCTCAGTGATCGGCAGACCCCAGCCCTCGCCGGAGACGGCGTTCAGGATGACGCCGCACGCGTTGTACGTCCGCGCCAGGTCTTCTTCGCTGATCCCATAGCGGTAGCGCATCGGCGAGATCATGTACACGTGCTGCGTCAGCCCGAACCGCTGGACAAGCTCCGCAAGGTCCGGCGCCTGATGTCCCGTCTGGAATGCGTGCACGTAAATTCGCACGTTGTCGTCCTTCACCGTGTCAATGAACATTTTGCACGCCTGTAGCTGCACGTCGTATTTCGCTCGCGTTCCCTGGTTGTTCTTGTAGATGCCGATGACGAACGCGTCTTCAGGCGTTTCTCTGCCGAAGACCTCGGACTTGATGACGTCCATCGGCCTGAAGACCTGCGTATCAACGCCGTGCGGAATGTACGGGCTGATCGGCGCGGTGATGCCCAGTCCTTTCCGTAGTACGCGTTCCCCGAACTGGCAGTAGGGAACGATGTCTACCGCGCCCTTCAGCACGTCTGACCACACAGGCGGTAGCGGATCATGGTCAATCGGCGGGTAGACCGCGTACTTGAGTCCGATCTTCGAGATGTTTGGCCCCGCAGCCCACGTGTCGAAGTTTAGCATCCACACGTCCGGCTTCTCGATCGCTTGGACGGTCGCCCAATCGCCAAGTCCAAATTGCCCGCCGTAGTTCGACGCTCCGTAGACCTTGACGTTTCCCCACGTCGATGGTAGAACACGCTGGATTCCCGAGATGGCGAACTCGACCATCTCGTGCTTCGAGTTGTTCTGGATGTGACTGACGACGTTCTTGCAGATGACGCCGTAGCCAGTCGGTTGCCCGTGATGATTACCACACCACACAATCTTCATGGAGTCGATCTCCTTTCGCGGCACGCCGACACGATGACGACGCGCCGTGTCCTCCCTCTATGCCTCGCCCAGATTCCTCCCGTACCTATCCTCTAGCCGGACCACGTCCCAGCTCGGCAATGCTCATGGTCTCCTCCGACCTATCGGTTGCTCCCCTTGCCTTTGCTTGGCTGCTTGGATGGAGCGCAGCCGCCGCGCCCCCGATTCTTGCGGGTTCCTCCTCCACTACCGTCTCGCTTCGGTACGCCCTTCGCCATGTCTCCTCCTTGATATGCCGCGAGGCCGAGGTCGCTCATAGGACGCGACCAGATACACGTGAACACCATCCGACCATCCGACCCCGTGGTCGGCCAGTTCTCTGTCGCTGCCTTTCTACGCAAGGTATCCTCCATCAGCAATCGCCTTGCAAAGTGCGGTAACCGTCGTGATGTACTCGGCACCCTCCGCGCCGCCGTTGATCGTCAACTGGATCTTCGTCCCGGTGTTGATCCGGACCGCGCCAGTCCACGAGAACTCAGCTTCGGCGGTCAGGTTCGCGACCGCACCGTCGTCGGACGAGATGATCTCCGCTGCCGTCGTATCGTCCGTCTGTACGGAGATGCTGGTCAAGGTCGCATCGGACGCTACGTCGTCCGGCATCTTGATCGTGAGGGCCGTGAGTAGGACCGGTTGCGTCGTACCGGTGAACAGATCGTAGTCTCCGGCCGCCTGGTTCAGGTCCTCCGTCGTGGCTGCGATTTGATCCTCGCCGGCCAGCTTCCCGAATGCTGCAGCTTTCGACCCCAACACAACGCCATCGGTGCCCGTGTCCTCCAGGATCGAGATTACGGCCGTCACTAGCTGCTTGACGTACTGCATAACCGTATCGGCATCGGTTACCGGTCCGGACGCCTCAGCATCGTCTAAGGCACCGACGACAGACGCTAGTGCAGCATCGTCCGTCCCACGTTGCGCATCCGCAGGAATCGCCGCTACCGCTTCCGAGATCGCTTCCAGGCTGTCGGTATCCTGGTTGTACGCTGGCCCGGTCGCCTTTTGCATTGCGTCTTCCAGCGTCGAGGCGAGGGCCGCGTTGTCCGTCCCTCTCATGGCAGTCGTCGGAATCGCGTTGACGATCGTCTGAACGGCCGACAGTCCATACGTGCCGTCCAGTAGCAAGGTGACGATCTGCTTGACGTACTGCATGGCCGTATCCGCGTCGGTCACTGCACCCTCAGCCGCCGCGTCGTCAAGTGCCCCGAGTACCGAGGCAAGCGCTGCGCTATCTGTTCCACGCATCGCATCCCCGTCGAGGTTTTCAACGTCTGACGCAACCGTGATAATCGCAGTCACCAACTGCTTGAGGTATGCCATTGCGGTGTCCGCATCCGTGACGGCACCCTCTGCAGCGGCATCGTTCAACGCCCCAAGCACGGAAGCCAACGCGGCGTCGTCGGTTCCCCGTTGGGCATCCGTGGGGATCGCCGCAACGTCCGTTTGCAGTGCAGACAGCCCGTATGTCCCGTCAATCAGTAATGTGACCAGCTGCTTGACGTACGCCATGACGACCTTGGCATCCGAGACAGCCCCCGAAGCGGCTGCAGAGTCCAGGGCACCCAACACCGAAGCCAGCGCGGCGCTATCCGTCCCTCGCATGGCGTCCCCGTCCAGATTCTCGACGTCGCCTGCGATGGTTATGATCGCCGTGACTAGCTGTTTCAGGTAAGCCATGGCGGTGTCGGCGTCCGTCACCGCGCCTTCAGCCGTCGCATCGTCCAGTGCACCCAAGACGGAAGCGAGGGCGGCTGAATCGGTCCCCCTCATTGCGTCACCGTCCAGGTTTTCCACGTCACCGGCTATCGTGATGATTGCGGTCACAAGTTGCTTGACGTAGGCCATCACCGTGTCGGCGTCTGTGACCGCCCCGGCTGCAGCTGTGTCGTCTAGTGCGCCTAGGACCGACGCGAGGGCTGCGGAGTCTGTGCCGCGCATCGCGTCGCCGTCGATGTTGACCACGTCGGCCGCAATGGTGATCGCAGCCGTGACGAGTTGTTTCAGGTACGCCATCGCGGTATCGGCATCGGTGACGGCGCCTTCCGCTGCAGCGTCGTCGACCGCGCCCAGCGTCGCCTCGATCGTGTCCACTGCAGCCTTGACGTCCGCGTGTTCGACGATGTAGTTTGACCATACCATCGCGGGGACGTACGCCGTATCGCCTCCGACCTCCGCGGTGATCCCCGTGACGACGATCTTGTACACGTCGCCCACAGCCCACTCGGCCGCCTTGAACTGGTAGTCCACGAACACGCGTCCGGCTTCCTTGCCAAACGTGATCGCCGTCAGACCTGCGTCCGAAAACGCACCGCCGCCCGTCGACTTCTCGATCGTCGCGGTGATACCTGTGATGTCAATGTCGTCAGAAGCGACGGCTCCTGAGTCGACGTCCATCAGCCCAATCGAGAACTGCATCAGCGCGTTCTCCTCGACGCCGGCGCTGACCGATTGCTCCGTGCGGAGCTGGATCGCCGCACCGCCGAGGATGACGAGAATTGACTCAGTGTTCGTTACATTCTGCTTGTGGTAGCCCATGGCCTTCGTCGCGTCGTCAACCGCACCCGCGTGCGCAGCGGTGTCGATTCGCCCTAGGTCTCGGACACTATCGGTTTCCGGGTACTTCACGGTACACCTCCTAGGGCGTCGTCACCTTCGTGACCACGATGTCATACAGCGCCTTGCTCGCGTCCTCGTTCTCCACCAAGACCTTGGCGAACTTCGGAGCGGCCTCAATCACGATCGTCTTCTGCACCCTGGTCGCCGCGACGACGCTCAGTGTGGCCGTGACGTAGTCCTCGGTATCCCACTCATCGGCGGAAGTCGACCCGCCGCTTGGGGAACTCTTCACGTGAACCACGGCATTGCCCGTGGCGGCCGTAGCGAACAGGCATTCCACCGTCAGCGCGAACTCCTCGTTGTCGGTCAAGTCCGCTACGGTGCATTCGGTGCCAGCAACGGTAGACGGGACGGTGCTTGCCGCCGCCAGGGTCGCCTCGTTCATCAACTCCTCAACTTGGTATGCACGCATCGCCCATCTCCTCTTCCGGTATCTTCTGTAACAAAGTCTTCTTGCCGTCAGCAGATCGACCGATTACATCCCACCCAGCTTTTTTGAAACAACACCCTGGATTGTCAGACCGCACTCGATCATCAAAAACGTACGTAAGGAAGCCGTCAGGGCCGACGGTAACGCCAGAATTCAATAGGTATTCCTCTGCTTCCAGGATCAACTCACTTGACAGGGCCGTCCCCTCGTTGCGGAAGATTGTGCATGTCCATCCGTCGAAACCATTCATCTGTTTGACCCCGCTTCTCGGGTGTGGTCTCCACCAACCGAAGACAGCGGATCCGTCTGCCGCAAGGAGGACAATCGTCTCCCCAGGTGGCATGAATTGGTTGCTACCTGGCTTCCCCCTGGAGTAATGCCGGTCAGCTAAGGATCGTGCCATCGCGTTGAACTTCGTTACGCGGACCAATTCCGTGCCATTCGCAAGTGCCGAGATCGTCGATTTCATTCTCAGTGCCGCACCTGCCTTTCCTATGTCTTCAGGTAGCCGTAACCAGCAGCCCCTGCAAACCGAAACACCGGTGGTGGCGGATCTTCATCAACGAGTTCTTCCCCGCCAAGCCACGCGACATAGTCAAGGTCGGAAAGCTCCGCGTAGTTCGCGAGCAGAATCCTCGCGATTTCTTCCTTTATCTCGTACACGGCCTTCTTCGGATTGATCGCGACAACGTTCCGCTCGACCCAGACGTTCACCGCCAGCGTGTTCAGCATGTACTGCACGGGCCCACCACTTGCCACGAGTCCGAAGAACGGGGCCGGACCGCTTGACAGCGGATCCTCCGTAGGATCGGTGATCGTCACCTGAGGCTTCTTCGACTTGCTGTCGTACCAGCCCGTCGAGAACGTCGGCGTGATCGACGACGTGTTGTCATCGTCCCAGTTGTCACTCAGGAGCCCCATGAGTGCGATCTTCGGGGCGGTCATACCGCCGCCTTGCTGAGCAACTCAGAACTCGCCGCGATCTTCTGGCCTCCGACACCGAAGGCAAGCTCAATTCCAAGGTCTTCGCAGACCACGACCTCCGGTACGGTGTCGTGGGTGGCATCCCCGCCGTTCGCGAACACGAACTCGTGTTGGTCGTCCCACAGCGAGGCCACGGTCTTGCAGACGGTACGGTCCTCGTCGATCGACATGACCGCGCGATCGACGACACTCATCTCGGAGATGATCCGCAGCCTGTCCGCAGCGCACATGAAGGGTACGCTGCCCTTGAGTTCGACTTGGCGGTCGTTGTTGACGATGACCCAGAGTTCATCACCGAGCCGCTTCGCCGCCCGGAAATAGGCAAGGTGGCCAATGTGTACCGGGTTAAAGTAGCCCGAAACAATGACCGTTTTCATGGCTTCTCCTCACGTTCATGTTTAGTCTGCCAGTAGTCATAGAGGATGCAAGTGTAGCCACATTCCGTGTTTCCAGGACGTCCGCGCTTTACCCAATCGTGGTAGAGATCCGTTACCGATCTTCGGATCGCTTCTTCGTCTACAGTGGAAGCGCGTCGTCGCCTCTTCATGCCCTATTCCTTTCCGTCACCACGACGATCACCCCGTTGTTGAGGTCATCGACCTGGACGACGGCGTAGGTCGACCCGCTGTCGACCAACTCGCTCGCATGCGTCGCCGCCCCGTCATAGACGCTGATCGTCGAGGTGACCGTCCCGACGGTGATCGTGTCCTTGACGTAGAAGACTGCCTCGCCGACGGGTATTGCCCCGGACGGATCGCGCATAGCGTCAGCAGGACCAGTTCGCAGATCGCGAATCGCCATGACTGTGCTCGGCGTCGCCGTGAGCGTCGCATCTCCATAGCTGTCATTTCCGCCCTCCTCGTAGGTCTGCAGCACAACGCTGTGTCCGTGCGCCGCGATGTGCCGTGTCCCTACGCTCATCTCATCTTCTCCGCCTCGATCGATCGCATGAGGTTCCCAGTCGCCTTTTCGCTGAACTTCCGGGCGCAGTTTTTCTTCGCCAACGCCTCAATCCGTAGCGCAAGCAAACGGACGAAGTCATTCAGGGTTTGCGCCTTAGCCTTCAGATCGGATGTGTTTGCTAGCGCTTCTTGGACCGCCGGCATCATGTACGACTTGGCACGCATCTTCTTCGTCCCCAGCTCAACGTACGCCGCGTATTCCGTATTCGTCTGCACATGCCACGGCTCGATCGGCCCCGGAAGCGCGCCCCGGAACATCTTCTCTACCGCAGCGAAGCCGACGGCAGACATCAGCAATGACATCTAGCTCTCCATTTCGCCGTCTTCCGCCTCGTATCCGAGGTAGTGGGCGCTCGCCTTCTTCGTGCCGAGGTTCGCGAGCGTCCCCGTCGTGTCGAGCAGCAGCGCCTGTTGCCCGTACCGCGTGAAGCTCAGGCCCATGCCCGTCTTGCCCTCGTAGGTGAACGAAGTCGGCCCTACGGTACTCTTGCTTTCGCGAGGGTCCCTGATCGCCGTGAAGTGGGCAGCCAACCAACGCGAGATCTCCTTCAGGGTGGCGGCAGCCAGGGAGGAGTCTGCCGCCGCCACCCGGTCCACGTGCTGGTCGGCTACCGTGATAAACACGGTGAGATCCGTGAGGTCGGTGTCAATGATTTCCTTGACCTCTGCGGTCGTTACCCTTGCGGCCATGGCCTAGCTGCTGCCAATGTCTGTGTCGTAAGCCACTCCACACCGTCCGGCGTAGTCCGCCTTGATGCGCGGTGCCATCGCGGCCATGACCTTGAAGTTCATCTGCATCCCGCCGTGCGTCGGCCATTCGACGACCTGGATGTCCACCCCGATGTCGAGGTCGACGGTTTCCCGGCTCATCTCGACGAGAAGGATGTCATTCGCGGCCAATACGCCAAGCGGCTTGATGTCCTCGATACCGGCCATGTCCTTCAGGATCTGGTAGTAGCTCTTGCCCGTGTAGGCGTGGGATTGCCGTAGGTCGTTCCACTCGTTCGCGTGGACGTACAGCATGTACGGTCCCCAGTGCCTGTCGTTCTCAAGCTCGGCGATCAGAAGCCGCACATCGGCCTCGCAGCCGGCGATCGTGCCCGTCCAGTTGCCGGTCAGGGTGCTGATCGCGTTCGAGTTCGTGTACGTCATGTAGCCGTACAGCGAGTTGCCGCCTGACACGACGGTCGACCCGTTGACAAGCGTGTCCTCGAGCTTCTCCACGACCTTACGCGTCGCTTGGGCGACCATCGTCGTGTCGAGCGGAGTGCCCGACCGCTCCATCGCAGCAAGCTGCCGGATCGGAATCCGGAAGTCGCAGTGCGTGATCGGAATGGGCACACCCGTCTCCCCGAAATCGAGAGCGTTCTCATCGCCGGTCGACGTGCCATCCATGTCTTGCCGTGCGGTCAAGCCATCCGACGCATTCTGCCAGTAGTCGTAGAGGATGCCGAGACCACCGAGGTCACGGGTAAACCCGCGCGATTGCAAGTCGGCGATCGCGTTCAGGCGCTGACCAGCAACCTCTTGCACGGTGTTGTCAATGGCGATCCATGCGTTCTTCGGGAGCGTTGCGTTCGTACGGAGCGCGCCAAGATTCCACCCATTCGACCGGAGAATCCTGAGCACATTGTTGGACCCGCCCAACAGCGCTTCCGTCGTCCCAATCTGTACATCTCCGACTTGGTAACTCATCACAACACCTCCACGATGACCTGCGTCAGACCTGGGTCCGCCGCGATCGTCGCAGCTTCCATGACCACGGCCATCGCCTCGCCCACAATCGGGGAGGCCGCATAGATCAGGAACCCGGCCCCGTCCGAGACCAGCTCATTCCCGACCGCCAGCGTCGACAGAGCCGCCGCCGTCGCGTAGACCATGACCTCGTCACCGCGCTGAGGCACGATGAACGGCATCTGGTCGCCGCTCGCGTACGTTCCGTCCGACGGGATCGTGCCGCTCTCGACAACGACCCGTAGCGTCGGGTCAAGCGTCGCCGACAAGACCTGGATGCGCGTCGAGCTTGCGTACTCGACCGCCATGCCTGGCAGGCAAGCCGCGTCCATGATCCATTCCTTCTGGATCGGCCCCTCGGGGGTCGACCGGACAATCACCGACTTCTGTGTCGCGTGATGCTGTGCCATCGCTACTCACTCTCCTTCTTCGCCAACAGGATCGCCGGCGCTTGCGGAATCTCCGACCCCGAGCCGCGCGGGACGCCTGCACCGACGTAGCTGCCCGGCTCGAAGTTGGCTACCAACTGAGCGAGCATCTCGATTGAGGCACCTTCCAGCGTCTCCTTACTGACCGTGCAGCGTTCGTTCGCGACCAACCGCGCGACGAGGCTGTTCCGCTTCTCCGTATCCTCAGCTTTCTGGTTCTTCACGAGCGCGGCGATCTCGCTGAACTTCACGCCGTCGATCTCCGTGTCGCCGTCGATCGAAGCCGAAATCTGCAGCGGCTCATCCAGGGGTCCGATAGGGGCAGCCCCCTCGATCATGTTCGCACCCGATTCGGCTTGCGGTTGAGCAGGCTCGACCGCCGGGGCCGCTGGTTCCGCCGCGGGCTCAGCTGATTCGGCAGGCTCGCTGTGCTCCACCATCCACGCCAGTTGCCCGTCGCCCAGATCCTTGTACAGGTCCTCAGCAACGCCTCGCTCTTGCAGCGTCTTCACCATCTCTTCTCTGTCCATCGTGTTCACCCCTAGGGTCCGAAAAAACGCGCCGATCTTCTGCAGGATCGACTTCTCACAATTCGCCGACTGTGTCGCCATCGTGAACTCCTTCTCCAACAGTGCCCGTGCCTTGTCCTGCGCGGACTTCTTCGCCGCCGCCGGTATATCTGCTTGTGCGCCACGACCGCCGATAACGGCACGCAACGCGTTCTCGTTCAGCTTGTCCGTGCTCGGGTTGACCACCGGGAAGAACATCAGGTTCCGCGTGTCCTCCGCCGACGCCTCGCCAAGCAGCGTCTTGCTAGCGATCCACGACTTGACCGCTCCTGGAAGATCAGCCACGCGCGAACTCTCCGGCCTGTCGCCGCCCGTGTGCTTCACGTAGCCGTCAATCATGTCGGAGAGCGTCGGCCCTTCCCACGACGTGCTCTCCTTGCCGCTGTAGGATGGCGTGCGTGCTGCGCTGCGGATGTTTGCGGCAAGCGGCGTATAGGTCACCTTGCGATCGACCTTCATCGGTTGTCCGGAGAAGACGATGGTTTTGCCGCTGAATCCATAGCCTACGCGGAAATAGGCATCGGTTTTCCCGTCCTCCGATCGAAGGTTGTACACGACCGCATCCTCATAGAGATCGGAAACGTACAGGAATCCTCCGTCTGCCGGCATGTACTGTTCTCGCAACGCCGTCTCAAGCGCCCGCGTCCTATCCTCGAAACTCTCCCCCTCTCGCAATTGAACTGTCAGCATGGTCTGCTCCCTCTCGTTGATCCTCGGCGCACCGCATCCATCCGCCCACGAGCACGCACCGATCGCAGATGGAAGCAGCGCGATGTGATCCGGGCGGATGTTGTGCTGGACCACGTCGTACGGGATACCATTCCACGTGCCGGGCCGCTCCTCTTCGTCGCAGATATATCCCGTCGAAACCTCAAGTGGATCACCAGCCTGCAGCGTGCGCAGCGCCTTCTCCGCCTCACCGCCCATCTCAAGCGCACGCTCGACGTCGACCCACAGCTCGCCCTTCAGCTTGTCCCCATCGTAGTAGGCATGGTAGAAGCGCCCGCACACGTTCTGCTCGATGACCGCAATGTCAGTCGATGAGATCGGCTCGTCCCCGCGCATCGGGTGCCCAACCGGGATGGGAATGTCATCCCACTGAACCGGGAGGACCTTGTGCAACTCGTCCGCCGTCAACAACGCGCTGTTCAGCACTCCAGCACGCACGGCAACGACGGGTGCAACGAGATACGTCTTGCCGTTGACGACCTCTTCGCGTACCTCCGCCGTGACTGTCTGTAACGTTACTAGCTTCATCTTCCCGCTCTAGCCCCCGCCGTCGTGGAAAGCCTATTTGCTGATCGCGATTCCGCCCATACGACCGAATACGGTTTCCCATTCGACTTCCTGCACTTGCGATCTTTGCTGCGATAGCGCCTTCCTGATGCACGGTAGGCCGCGCACTTGACAAGATTGCGCCCGTGCTTCTTCGTCCCGCCAGACTTCTTTTGTGCTTTCATCTCACACCGCCGGTGCCCACGCGCAGGTGCAATTCGGATGAGCCGGCAGCAACCCACGTGCCTCTTCAAGCGTGTACGGAGAAGCACCCGCGCCGTCCGGGCAGACGCCCGTCGGGCACGGTCCGCCGCCGTAGATCCAGTCAACCTTTTCCACCTTGAAGTCCGTGTATCGATTCAGCGTTGCTTCGTCGAACGCCCGCGCTGTCTCCGTTCGCGCCAAGGTCCGCGCCCTGGTCAGGCCGATCTTCCTCACGCGCCCGTTTCTGCCGGCGAGGTCGGAGGCGATGGCGCGGGGATTCTTGCCCTGCGCCAACCCGTCGGTGAGCACCCGCGAGATCTGTTGATCCATCGCCCGTGTTATCCCCTCTAGCTCTGCGAAGTTGCGCGTGTACAGCATCCCAAGTGCATCGGCGTGGAATGGTCCGGCAAGCGTCACGCCGATGGCCGTGTCGGCTGCCGCGGGGATCTCCAAACCAAGTTCCCTCATCTTCTTCTCCGCCCACTCGGCACCCTTCGAGTAGCTGCGCTTCACGTAGATGTTCTGCCAGCCCGTGTGCTTCACGGTCGACCGACCTTCGTAGCTAATGATCTCCAGGATTCCCGCGTCCTCTTGCTTGGCAAGCCACGTCATGAACGCCTGCACCTTTTCCGCCGCGTGCGGATAGTCGTACACGTCAGCATTCACAGCCATCGCGGTACGGATCTTCGTACCCCCGAGGAATCCTTCGTCGACGATCTTCGCGCGGATCTGCTTCTCAAGCAGCCCGAACCGCTTGACCATCTCCGCCTCGTACTGGTCCTGTACGGGCTTGAGGCGCAGGTTTAACTCGCGTTTAGCAAGGGCGACTAGTTCTGCAATCTGTGCGCTCATTCCGCAGACCTCCCTCGCAACTTCGCGAACATCGCGGCGACCTCTTCGTCGCTCTCGTCAAGCTCCTGGACGGTCAGAGCAACGCCCTCCGGCTCGGCCGGTTGTCCAACCATCTCGCGTAGCTCTGGCACCGTAAACAAATCCATCGGCTGTCCCGCGCTGACCTTGTGAATCGCCTCGGCCTTCTTTTGGTAGACCTCGGCTTGCTCCTGATCCGTCAGGTAAAACAGGTTTGGCCACTCAACCTCGTACTGCCCGTCCTGCGGTGCGTCCAGCGCCCCGATGTCGATCAGGCGGTCGATCAGCGCCTCCAGGATGTTCGGCCCCGCAAACTGCTCTTGCCGTTCGGCGATACGGCCAAGCCAGTTCGCCTCGTCCTGAGACGACGCGAGCTCCCCGCGCTCGCTCCCGAGCAGGATGCGCTGCGGAATCCCCGTCTTGCCGGAGACGAGTTGGATAAGCACCTTGAACACGTTGCCGGGATCCTCTGGCGTGGCCCCGATCTCTTTCCAGTCGATCCCCTCCGAGCTGATGAGCCGCTGCAGGTTGTGGATATAGCTCTGCCACTCTTCCTTGACCGCAGAGCGCCCGCCTGCAGTCATCTCGAACCCTTCCTTCGGCTGCAGCACGTACCCTTTGACGACGTTCTGCCAGAATGCTTCAGCCGAGCTGCCCACCACCTTATCCAAGTCCTGCAGGTAGTTGTACACCTTCTGCAATCGGGGTTCGCCGAACACTTCGTTCTCAAGCAAGCCCTCGGCAATGTGGATGATCCGCGAGTGGTGGACGGCCCGTATCCCGATCCCGCTTTTCATGCCCTCGACCACGTTGCTCTTGAGGTCGATGTTGTACGTCTCCGGTCGGCCGAAGCGCGGGCTGTTGACGTTTGTGTCATGGGACCGGATGTCCGCGTAGACCTCGCTGAACGTCGAGAGGTAGATCACGTCCTTGTTGCTCCCGACTCTCTCAAGCGGCTCAGAAAGTTGACCGTCTTTCGTGCCGATCAGAATCACGCCATACCGCCCGATTCCAGAGAGCCGATCCGCCCGCTCTAGGTACGAGTAGATCTTCAGACGATCGCGCAGCTCGATCCAGCCCTTCATGAACTTCGACTTGCCTTCGGACCCGTCGGTGACGACCGGGCGCCGACGCCACGTTGTCTTGGCCGGCGCGTCTACGATCGTAGAGGCGAGCCCACGCCGGTTGTAGTAGGACAGGTATTGATCGAGCGTCGGGTCTTTTGTGTAGCCGAGGTTCGTGTCGATGTCACGGTCGCCGCCGAACTGGTACCCCGCCAGATGTGAAAGGATTGACCGACTCGCGATCGTGCTGGAATTGACAGCCAAACGCTGATTCCGACGTACATCGTCGGCTGTCAGCGGCGTGAATCGCCCACGTGAGTCGCGGCCCATCGGTCCCCCTCAACAATGAAAGCGGCCCTGACCACCCGCGCTCAGAGCCTATTGCATTGCGCGTTACCTCAATCTAGCAGGGGGAGCGCGCCGCGTCAACGGATTGGGGCTAGGAAGTTGTTTCCATTTGTCCCTTCGCGACGTCAACTCCAGGAGATGTAACAGCCCAATCAGGCGGCACCTCGAACACTCGCTGTTCTATCTTCTGTTGTTTGCGCTCGGCCCTGAATCCGCATTGCGGGCATACAACTCCTGGAATCGACGGATACGTCGTGTATTCAACATGCGTCAACCTCGCTCCGCAATTCGGGCACATATCCTCAATCATCACGCACTCCTTGTCGCCATTCATTTCACCTTCCCGCTACCATATCAACCATCCGCCCGAGCAAGCCCCGCTTCCCCTTCGCGCACTTCGGGCAGAGCATCCCGCTGCTCTTCGCGCCGACAATGGAACTCGCCCTATGACCGAGGTCCTTCCGCTTGATCTTCTTCCCGCACTTGGCACACGTCGCGACTTCCTCGTTCGCGCGTGCTGGCTTCATGCCAACGCCGACTCGCGGTCCTCGCTTCGCTAGGCGCATCATTCCGACTCCTTTCTTTCAACGATCTCAAACCGCACGCGCACCGTCATCAGCGACCATCGCGGCTTCCTGGAATCCTGCTCCTTGCCGTCGTACTTCCCGTGATCGCCCCACGCGGCCATCGGGTTGCACCGCGTGGTTGGATAGCTACCAGTCACCTGACCGCAGTCTTCGTCCATGCGCAGCTTTTCACTGTTCCTGGAACACTTGCGAGACAACCAGTCACGATGCGACTCGTTACGAGTAGATCGTGATGCCCGAACTCCTCATTCCCATGCCCGGCCACCGTGTCCGCATCCCAATCAGCACCGACTCCATAGACGCCATACTCCCGATCAAATTTCGCGCGGATCAGCCCAAGCAGCGCCTTGCCGATACTCTGGAACACGCAACCCCCTCGGTAGCCTCTCTCCGGCTCACGAATGATAGCCCAGTGCGGATCGCTCATCATGACCACGGCGTTATGTAGATAGGCTTCCGAAGGTGTCAATCTCCCTAGCTTTGCATGCCGATCGCCAAGTTCCTCGTGGTGCCTGTCGTACACTTCGCGCGGCCCAATCGTGTAAATCAATCGTACACCTCGTAGAACGACAGCGGCATCCCCCACTTCTTGCTGTAGGCCACGCGCATCTCGACGCCGCGGTACGTCACGTCCCAGATCGTGACGGTGCGCGACTTCACCTCGACGCAACGGCCCTCCCCGCTCCGGATCATCTCGGAGATCACGTCGAGGTCGGCCATCGTCAGATACTGGCCGTACCGCTGCCTGGCACGGCGTAGCGCGTGCATTCTCCGCCCAGCACGCAGGTCGCGGTTCCTGAGCGTGTGGCGCTTCGAGCGGCTCATGCTTTGCCGTCCATCGCGAGGACGAAGGCGCGGGTGATGGCCTTGGGCGCTGATTCGGCATAGACTGTCGGCTTGCCCCCTCTGAACTCCGCCCACCAACTATCCCAACAATGCCGCGTATTTCCAACCTGGAAGCGCAACGCATTTTCGCGGACCGACTCAACCAACTCCCACGCCGCCGCGATGTCGTGACAGTAGTTGGGCAACCCAGATGCCGCGCGGCCATCATCCGTATGCCAGTGGACCGCCCGATTGACCTCCTCGACGGGTACGCGACGACCAGACGAGAGCTTCCGATCCAGTTCCGTGTCATACCACATCTCACCGTCGGGCTCAGAATGAAACATCAGCCCGACCGGCATCCCCGCGTCTGGCTGTTCGGGCGGTCTCCATCCATCGAGCCGGGCTGCTGTGCTGTTCAGCTCCTCATCTGACATCGCCATCACTTCATCACGCGTCATCCTCGCCTCCTTATCCAGCGCTACTCCCGAAGAACTTCCCAAGCCGCTTGCGCAAGTCGCCCGATTCGCCATCACCGACGTCAACGTGTACCCCGAACATCGCGAATCCAACGGCAAGCTGCTTGATCCCGGCAAGCGTCTTTTTCACGGCGTCGTCCATGAGCACCGATCCGAGCTGCGCCCCCTCTGGATTCTCTCTTGCGATCTCCGCGAGCGCCTCCCACAACTCGCCCTGCGGTCCATTCGGAAAGAAGTTCAGCGCCTCGACCGCTGTCTTGAACCGACCAGATACCTCTTCCACAAGCTGTTCCTTGTTCACGTCATGCCTCCTCAAGTACTTCGCGCGCCCGCCCGCATTTCAGCATCAATCTTGTCCCCCTATCTCAATCAACACGTGTCGCGATGGATCACGCAGGAACCGCCGCCACGCTTTCCGCCTGTCGTGTGCATTCCCTCCCGGTTTCCGCCATTGCGTAAGGCCGAGCCCGAGCCTTCCGACGGCAGGCCGTTTGCTCCGCGCCCGCCACCATGCAACCGCAAGCCGTAGTCTCCGTTTCATATTGCCTCCTCACCACACTCCGACCGGCTTCCGTTCCTTCCGCGTTTTCGCCAGATCGAACAACTCCGCAAAGCCGTGCACCACCGCATCCAGCTGGTTCGGTGACGGCATCGGCGGCCCAGTATATGTCGTCAACTCCTTCTCGAGCTGCGTGAACACACCAACATGGTGGATCCTTCGCTGAGAATAGAGCGCGGAAACAGGCTCCGCGCGGCCCTTCTTCGATTCCGACGCTGTGATGCCGTGGTAGGACACGTCGGGGTCTCGCAACCGCACAGCTGTCTCAATCCAGTCACCGCCCTGATTGTCCTCTGCAACGACGGCCCCGGCACCGTATCGATGATAGGCGTCGATCACGATCCGCGTCGCTTCGTCCGGCGTGTAGATCCCTGAGAGGTTGTCACGCACGTAACCGTGCTTCGTGTCAAGCTCACCGATGGTCGATCCCTCGCCCGAGGCGTAGTACGGAGCGCCAACGGAAAGCACATAGATGCCGTGCTCGTCACTCGTCTTCTTTGATGTCGTCGACGGGTCCCACGAGATCGCCGTCCTGTAGAGCTCGGGCATCTGTCCCTCGCCGATCCGCAGCGCATCGATCAGGCCAAGCTTCCACAACGCGCCCTCGACGTCTGGCGTCGGTCTCTGCTGATACTGCGCGAGCCAGATCCTCTCACTCGCCAGCAAAGCGCGGATCTGAGCCAACCGCTTCTCGTTGAACCGCCACGGCCATAGCGCCGCACCTTCTTCGCGTCTGAGTGGATCGTCTTCCCCCGCGATCGCCGGGAACTCAACCATCTCCCACACAAGCCCGCTGATCTCGGCTTCCTCCAACAGCTGCCCGATCAGATCCTTCGTGTGCAACCGCGATGCTACAATGACGATTGCGCCGCTCGGAGCAAGGCTCCGCACGATCGTCGACTTGAACCATTCGAGGATCTTCCGTTGGTACGTCGGAGACTCCGCCTCTTCCAAGCTCTTGTGGGGGTCCTCAATGATGACTAGGCTTCCCCCGCGCCCCATCAGCGGTCCGCCGGCGCCGGCCGCCTGCATCTTCCCGCTGTGCCCAGCGACATGCCACAACTCCACCGACTGCGTGTCCTGAGACAGTTCAAGGCCGAACAGCGGGCCCGCATAGTCCCGGAAGATCCGCCGCGCTTCCCTGCTCATATCCGTTGCGAGACTCGCCGTGTGCGCTGCGAGGATCACTTCCTTGTCTGGGTTTCGCCCGAGGAACCACGCAGGCGCGTTGCGGGAAACGGCCTCGCTTTTTCCGTGCCTCGGAGGTGCTGACACGACGATCAGCTTGATCTCGTCGTGCCCCTCGTTCGTCCACCGCTCGGCTTCCTCGATCTTCTCACAGAGCAAGTCGAGGTGCGGCGAGTGAACCCAGCGGCCTTCCCCCGTGTACTCGCAGAAAGAAGAAAGCCGCCGACGTGCAAGCTCCCCAAGGTCGGCGCGATTCCTGCGCTCTAGCTCTGCGCGTTCCTCAATCGCTATCCCCGTCGTCAAGTTCCGCCATCGCTTTCCTGCGCCGCTCGATCCGCTCTAACAGCTGCTCATCGGACAGGTCGGCCATCTCATGCTGATGCTGCATCGGCCCGCCGTCAGGCCCGCTATGCTCGTGCGTCTGCTTGTCTTGCCACCCGAAGTTATTCCGCAAGCCGAACTCATGGCCGTGCGGTGAGCCGACGCCTGAATACAGGCGCCGCTCCAGATTCTCTTCGACCCTCGCGCGCGCGCGCGTTATCGTGGGGAAAAACTTCTTTCCAAAATCGTCGGACCTGTTTGTGTAGTTGACCAACGTCCACCTAGAAATCCCGAGTCTATTCGCGAGTCCCGTCATGGTGTACGGGATCGGCTTCCGCACTTCGACGACCTTGACACCTGTTACTTCGCCCGGCCCCCCCTGCTTCGTGATGACCTGCTCCGGAACGCCCTTGTCACACTCGTCGAAGTATGCGTCGATCTCCTTCTCCATCGCGGCGACAGTCGCAAAGATGCGCGGACGCCCGCCAGGGTGTTTCTTCTCTTTGCTCGCCTTCACGCTAATTGCTCCTCGCGAGCCATTCGTTCCTTGAGAGCCTGCCGAATCGTGTCGTTCTTGTTCGCTTGGCTCTCCAGATACTTGATCACATCCGCGTCGGTTTCCGTATTGAGCTGAAGCGTAAACTTCTCATACGCTGCACGCATTATGGAAGCACCGTCACTTCGCGGCATCCGCACGACGCCGCAAACGTCTGCGCCTTGCGCCTGGCTTCGCTGTACAGTCCGAACGCTTGGAACTCACGGTACGTGACTCCGCCGCCGAATCCGAACCACCACCAGCCGCGTCCGCGGGGCTTCCGTCCGTGCGCGAACGCGTAGCTTTCCGTCTTCACTGCCACGCTCGCTATCGGTACCTTGGTCCCCGCATTCATGACATCCTCCAGACAGCAACCGTATGGTCCGTCTCGTGCAAATCATCCGTGCATACGATGAAGACCGAGAATCCACGCTCGTCATGAAAGTTCGAAGAAGCCAACCGACGAACTGGAATCTTGGAAAACTGCGACGCCGCCTGGGCGCTACTCGGGGCATTCACCTTCGCTGTCCTGCTTCCATCTACCACTTTGTACATCCGCACCGTCCGCTCTATCGGCCGTGGTGTGGTCTCCTTTTTCCTGGTCATGCTTGCCTCCTTCGGGGCTTTCATAAACCAACCATACCATACCCGACCGGTATTGTCAAGTGATCACAACCGGACATCCGTCACCTGTTTTGGTTCAAGCTCCAACGCAGCGAGACGTTCAAGCGTCACGGCGGCGTACTTCGGCTCGATCTCCATGCCGTAGCAGATACGCCCCTCTTGCTCGGCAGCCACTACAGTTGTGCCAGAGCCGAGGAATGGGTCAGCCACGTTACCCTCGTGGTTGCGGATAGGCCGCGCCATGCACTCGACGGGCTTCTGTGTCCCATGTCCAGTTTTCTTTTCGCCGCATCCTCCGGCAGGATTCATCCCAGCGAGATCCCACACCGTTGACTGTTTCCTATCTCCTACCCACTTAGCTTTCGAGCCACTCCGAACTCCGTACCAGCAAGGCTCATGCTGCCAGTGGTATGCTCCGCGACTCAGTACAAAGTGAGATTTCCGCCAAATGATCTGACCACGGATCTGAAACCCGGCGTCAAGAATTGCCTTGCCCGTCGCTATAATGTGGTCGCCGCCCGGCGACCAGGAATATAGGACTGCGCTCGGCCAGTTGCGAAACACCTCGCTCCAATCTGAGCGGTCATCGTTCAATACTTTACCGCGCTGCACTGTCCTGCCATCGCCAAATTGGCCGCCAGCTTCATCGCGCCACGTCGGGTCATACTCCACGCCATACGGCGGATCAGTCACCATCAGATACGGCTCCGCGTCGCCAAGCAGTAACGCCACATCGCCATCGTCCGTCGAATCCCCGCACATCACTCGATGCGTTCCCGCCTTGCCGGAAATCTCCCATATCTGTCCACGTTCCACTCCCCACTTCTCAAGAAGAGCCTCGGCGCGATCGATCATCTCGGCAACCGCCTCGGAATCGTCCTCCATCTCGCGAAACGCAGATAGATCGACCTCCGGAAACCGGAATGTCGTGTCCAGGTCGTCGAATGACAGATCAAGATCCTTGGAGAACGCAGCCAGCCCATCGAACGTCATCTCGCCGTACTGCGAAGTCAGTCCGAGAAGCTTGTGCTTCGCCTCCTTGTACGTCTTCGCCTCGACCCATGACACGGGCAGCGGCGGAATCTCGAACTCGTCCGCCATGCTCCGCAACACCGCGATGCGCTGGTGCCCGTTGAGGATCCAGTTGTGTTCTCCCTTGCGCCAGACGGCGACCGGTTCCGAGAAGCCGTCCTGGAGGATCTCCTTGCGGAGCCGCTCGGCGTTCTTCGGCGTAAGCTTCTTGAGGTCCCCCTGGAAGAACTCAAACGCGTCGAGAGGCAGTGTTGCAGCTCCCTCGCACGCTATCCGTATCTTCGTTTCCGGCATTTCGACGCCCTTATCTATCTTCCCTGCCTCAGATCCGCGAGCGTCCGCGTCAGATCCATCGATGCCCGTCGCACCGCCGCGCGATCCTTCCCAGGAGCGCCGCCATCGCACGCCGCCGCCTGGTAGGCGCGAATACGATCAACGAAGCGTAGGGCTTCCTTCTTTGCACGATCAAGCGTCTCGGCGTTCATTCCCCGTCATCCTCCCACTGATCCACTACCCGAAGTAGGGCGGTTTTCAACTGAAGCGGCGTAGCGGTCAGGACAGCGGATACGGTCCTGTTGAATTCCAGCGTTCGATGATCCGGTTCGGGTCCGTCCTCTCGCGCCTCGAACCAGATCGCCTTGCCGAACAAAACGGGCGCTTTTTCGCACGCCGCTGCGATCGCGCCCTTCGGCCCCCTCCACAAGGCATCGTTCGTCTCGAACGCCGGCGGATCGCTCTGCCGTCCCCCATCCGGCGTCGAGTACCACTCGCCGACGACGTTCCGGTTGTGCCAGCCGAGCCACCTCGCAAGCCTGTCGTTGTCTGTCATTACGCCTCCCTCCCTCTACTATACCACTCTGAGGGCCCGCGACCAACACGCCGCAGGATGAACGCTCCGTCCTCTTCGCGCAGCACCTCGTGGTGCGTGATCGCGGTGTCACCCCTTGTCTTGCGGACGACGTGGCGACCTTGATCCCGCGCCTTCCGTAAGCGCGTTGCGATTGAGTAGTCCGCTGTGCTGACGACCAGCTCGTCACCGGGATGGGGTCCCTCGTCGGCACCGCCCCACTCACATGGCCGCCAACGACACTCCGCTCGCGTGAAGTCGACTGCGCTTGGCTTCACTTGTCCTCTCCGTACTCCGACGGCAGGGCGCGGATGTAAGCTCCAACTGCTCCATTCTGCCCAGCGCCAACCGCTAGAATGCACCGCTCCCTCATCCGCTCCTCGGCCTCGCGTTGGGCGGCGAGGAGAAAAGGCATCACGCTCGGAATAAGCTGCTTCACCCGCGCAGCGAGCCACTTGACATCATGAGGATGCTCGCTCCGCTCTCCGTTCCAATGAATGCTGATCAGCAACGATTCAATGAACGACTTTGCCCTTTCCTCTGCCGTCATCTCAGGCATCGCCGATCACCATGCCTCTCGGTAGATATACGTGCCTGTGGTGTCGAGGCAGTCTCGGCAGAACGCGCATCCTCGCCATACACCACTCGGCGCATAGACACGGACAGGCTTTCCGCAGTTCTGGCACGGGACTTCGATGAATCGCGATTCCTCCTCATGACGAACCCATGCGGCTGAATTATCAGAGCCCATCGCCGATCACCTCCGCCAACGCCGCTGTAAGTTGGGCGGGGGACGATCTCAGCATGCCCCACAATTCAACCGCGGAAGGCATGCTAAAATCACCTTCGTTTTTAATGAGTTGACAGAGAAACTTGTAGATCAATCCACGCTCCTCTATCTTCGCCAGCAGGCCGTCCTCACCATGCCAGAGGGCGATGTCAACGTCGGGCAGCCATGCAATAGTCTCGAAAGCACAGCCGTGGCGATTGCTCTCGACAGCAAGCCATGTCTGCCCTTGATACGAAAAGACCTCGCCCCATTCTGGATCGGCCCCCTTATTCGGCATCTCTGTGAAGATTCCTAGCCACCTCGCAATCCTCTCTTTCGCGTTCATCGGCCCTCCTTCATGAATCTCGCCGCTGCTTTGTCTTCCAATCTTGTGCCATCCTCGAACATGAGATACGGGATCTCAATGCCGTGCCCGCAACAAGCCGAGACTACTCCGCCGCCCAGCGTCCCGATACATGCGTCGTGGCCTTCAGGGGTCGGATACTGGCCACAGCGCGCACATGGCCGGCCTTGACCATCGCCAACAAGTTCAAGCGTATCGGCCCAAACCCATTCCCACGCATCCTCGTCGAACCGCGTCGGATGTCCGCGGACTGCTCCATGCGTCCCTAGTCGCAATCGGCCCTCCTGTCCGGCACCACAACCCATCCGCAGCCGCCACATCCATGGCATGTTTGCTCTATGCCAACTGACGTCGACCCGTACTGTAGATCAGGCGGGACCGTGCCGCGACCGCCACACACTGGGCAAATCTCAGCATGTTGCTTCATCTCATCCATCTCGCACCTCCGGGATCTCGGCCCAGTAAATCACAGCCGCCGAGAATGGATGCCCCGTCGAAAACCAGCGCCATCCGAGCCTCATATTTCTCCACAACGTCACAGGCAGATACCCATCGGCGATCGCCCACACAGCACGCCATCCTTCTTCTGGCCGACCGCTTTCCGGCAACCGCTCCTCGACCGGAATCCACTCGATCAGCGACAGTGGATGATCCTCCGGCGCGTTGCGGATCTGCTCGATCAGTCGCTCGCGGGACATGACTAGAACCCGCCGAACTCGGGTAGCGCGTCCAGTTCTTCCTGCGTCATTACGCCGAACTCGAAGCGATACCAATCACCGGGATCACACCCGTCGAAGAGATGGGTCTGGTGTCCAAGATCAGTTGCACGGAAGATGTACGTAGATCCCTCTCCCATGACTGACACCCTCACTACAGGAATTGCTTCGTGCATGATTCCTCCTTCTGCTCGACCAGCGCGTCACGATTCATCGGCGGCCTCCGCGATCTCCCACGCTAGGTCATGCATCCTCGCCTCCTTCGTCATCGCCTGAGATACATGCACATTATTGGTCCTATCAACAGGCGTCACGCCGATCCCGCCTACCGGATTCCAGCCCGTTAGCATCGCACAGCGTACTGCTTCCTGAAGCAGCATCGGTTCATTGACTACCGATATGATCTGGTATTCGAGCTTTGTCATTCCGCCTCCTTTTCGATCTCCTCCCGTGGCCCCCGAATCACCGATCCTCCCTTCACTACTACCTCGCCCTTCTTCGTGATTATCGCATCATCCTCGGCAGCAGACTCTTCACGGAATGCTCCTGTGAAAATGCGGTACGTCTTCCGCTTCTCAGGCCCCGGATACTTCTCGTTGAATCGGGACCACGCTTCGGCGGGCGGGAGGTCCGCGAACCATCCGGCCACTGCGACCAGCTCGTCATCGGGGATCTTCCGGAGCCGATCGGCCACGTCGAGCGAGACGCGATCGAGCGCGTTCTGTCCGGGGACTGCAAGCCCTCCCCTGAAGCCCGCAACTCGCTTTCGTTTCTTCGCTTCGCCGCTGGAGAGCCCAACATCCGCCGCTACGTCGAGATAGTCCGCAGCCTCGCTGACGGCAGCGTGAGCGATCCCGTGATCCTTGAACCACGCGATCAATTCGGCCGCCTTCCATGCTGCGCTGTGTTCCTTCGCAATCCAGTTTTCCAATTCGAGGTACTTTGCTTCGCTTTCTTTCCAGCGCCAGCGGTTGTAGAACCAGAGATCTCGCTTCGGGACAACCTTCCCGCTCGGCGATTCGATCACCATACGCTGCCCCACGTGATCCACGCCGAACCCGATCGGCTCGAACTGCCGCCACCGCCACCGACCGTTCGGCGGGAATCGCCGATGGCACTCCGAACACGACGACGCCAAATTCCCCGGTTGGTTCAACTCATGCTCCGGTGGAAGACCTCCCGGACCCTGGTGGATCATATGCGAGATCTTCGTCGCCTCGACTGGTTCACGATGCCAGAATTGGCAATCAACGTTGTCGCGCGCGAAGACTTCGCGCCGTGTTTTCTCGCTAGGACCTGTCGTCGGCATCAGTCGATTCCTCCAAGATGTTGTCTCTCACTTCTGGCGGCAATGATTCCCACCACTCCCAGAACTCGTCGAGGAAGTGTCGTAGTGCCGGGAATATATTCTCCTCGATCCACTTGACAAGGGGCTCCATGATCTTCGCCGCATACTTCGCGCCAGTACGGATCACTTCTTCGTCGGTCATCTGCGCTAGGTCGAACACAGTGAACCCATCAAGCATCCCGTGCTCTGCGAGCTTGGTCATCGCAAGTCTGCCATCGCGAATCTGGACATTCTTCATCATTCCCGCCTCCCTTCCGCCATCCCAGCAAGCGCCATCTGCTCAGCCTGCTCCACCTCCGGCCAACGCACAAGCCGGTAGTACCACGCGCCGCTGCGATAGCTTTGCTGGATCTCGTATCGTCGCAAACGCTCGGCCTGGCACAACTTCAAGCCACCCGGCAACCATGCGCGGATCTCAGATACCCGCGTCCCGATCGCCGCTGTCCGACATCGCTCCGTCAACTGCCAGCTCGAAAACCACGGTGACGCCAGAAACTCCACGCCGTCTTCCTCGACCCAGCCCAGCTGCTCATCGAGGAATCGGAATACCTCGCCCGGCTTCGTCGCGCGGTAGCTGCCGTCATCGTTCACGATCTGCGCCGCGTGCATCCCATCTCCTTTGTCCTTGGATCACGGTATGGAGGCACTGGGCGGTGCCAGGGATCGCCCCGATAGCGCGGCGGGGAGCCGAAGATCGCCCGATATTCCCGATCGAATTGCTGCGCCGCCTCCACTGCGCGGAGCAATCCCGTCACAATCTCGCGACACACAGGGAGCAACCGCCAGCCGACTCGATAGTTCACTGTGTCGCGGCGTCCGGCGATCTGCACTGCGTGGATCATGGGGACTCCTCGCCCCCTCTCACACGCTGATCAGGCCCCGTCATCTCCACAACCGCGCAGTGCTGCGACCAACGCGACACGGCACGGTCACCGTACCTATCCCTGACCGCGCCCGGCCACCGCAGATTCGTGCTCACCGCGATCGGGAGGTGCTGCCGGTACCGGTAGTCGATGATCTGCTCCAGCGCCTCCAGCACGAAGTCGGTCGTGCGCTCCGAACCGAGGTCGTCGAGCACCAGCAAGTCGCATTCCTTGCACTTCTCCGCCGTCCAACGTACACCCTCGGAGATCTCAGACCGCAACGTCTCGGCCAGTTCCGGGACGAACCAGAACCGCACATCGGCGAGGTTCGTCATCTCCTCCCGTGTGAGCGTCGGCGCAGGCTCGCTCGCCGGATCGATCTCCGCGTATCGTTTCGCCGCCTCGGCCATGAGCTGCTTCACGTCGACCTTGACGAGCTCGCCAGCCGCCTCGCCGCTCTCGGGGAATCGCCGCTCCATCCACACCCGATCCTCAAACTCGCGTGCCGCGCAGACGAGATGGTGTGTCTTGCCTGTACCGACCAGGCCGAAGATCACGACGCCCTGCAGCCGTCCAGCCGCAAGATCCTCGCAAGCCGAAAAAGCGGCCCGGTTTCCGGCGTGGACGCGTGTCGATCGGAAGTAGGCGTCCGCGAACTCGGGGCCGAAGTTGCTGCCCTGGATCATCGTGCCTCCACCACTCTGAACTCGATTACCCACACCCACGGATTTTCCTCCCAGCCGTAGCCGCGCTTGGCATTGATGGAGTTCCAGAGGTCGCGAAATGCATGCCGAGCCATCGTCGCCGTCTCCGCACTGAATCCACACCCAGGGTTTGGGAATATGCCTTCGTGGACCACGTCCCCAGCCCAGATCTCCTGCACCCGCTCGACGCGAACGTCCGTGATCTCCAGATCGATCCGCGATGCCCAGCGCGGCATGTGGATGGAGGGGCGCCAATTCTCGGTGCCGTTCATATACGGTAAGATCCGATTGCGCCCGACCGCCTTGGACCCTTTTGCACAATAATTGATGCAGGCAAACCCCGTATCGTCTTCGATCTCAGGTCGCCACGTCTCCCGCACCCACAGGCGATCGCCGAGGACGCCGTAAGGGCACGTCCGATATGCGAACGGCAAAAATGTTCCGTCGCTACCAGACGCCAGATTCTTGATCGGCAAACCACTCCCCGAGCTATCGCCGAGGATGATGTGATCACCGTCAATGGCTGTGCCAGCATACCGTATGTGATCCGGGCCAATCGGCTGAGGTTTGATTACCCGCCGCGTCTGCGTCTTCCTGCCTTCGAGAATCGCCAGCACCATCTCGCCTTTGAAAAGGATCGGACGCTCTTTCATCGCCTCACAACCCCCTCGTATTCCGAGTCGTCGCGGCCACGGGCACCGCGTTGCTGCCCCGGCTTCACCTCGTCTTCCCATCGCTCCTGGTTCAGCCACGTCGCTGGATACGGCACGTACTGTCCGCCGTCCTTCTCCCACTGTTGGCAGCCGACGTGCCGACGAAGCCCTTCCATGATGGCCTTGAATGTCTCGTCCGACTTGACAGCCTTGGCAAACGCTTCGCACGCCTTCTTCTTGGCGACCTTGCGCGGGTAGAGATCCCAGAAGTTGGTGAAGCGAAGATCTTCTTCAACAGAACCCTTACTTGTACCTTTACCTTTACCTATACTTGTGTCCCTGAACAAGCCCTCACTAGGGGCTCCAAAGGCCTGAGGTAGTCCTTCCCCGGAGAGGAGCAGCCCGATCCGAGGATCGAACCCGATACGCTCTTCCAGCAAACGGATGATACCCTTATGTGAGTTGTTGTCAGGATTGAGCGGCCAGTTCCGTTGTTCGGTGATGTGATCCGGTATCCAGAGCCGGACACCGTTGTCAGCTACACGACGGGCAGTGACAAGCGCTTGAATAGCACGCTCGATCCGCTTTGGACTTAGCCCGAGTTCGAACCGCACCCGCTGTGGATCCCATTCGAGGAAACCTGCAGGGTCGCATACGTCCTTCAGGTGTTCGAGTAGCAGCTTCGCATCGGGAGGTAGGGCACGATACTCTGGGTCGTTGCATTTAGTACGAAGCGTGAATCTGATACTCACTTCTGTCCCCCTCTGTGTAGGGTGTGGGGACGATCCCGCACAGAGACGATCCCAGACCTAGTGGAGAGGTCGAGATCCGGTGATCGTCCCCGTGTCATCATACCTCATTCCGGCGGCCAATCCAAGACCGCTTTTTTAGCGGCGGACCGGGGATTTTGTCGCCTACGGGCTCTGACGCACGGATGCAGTAATCCTCCCACCAATCACCTTCTTGCCTCCACCCCAACCACTCCGCGATGATCCGCTCTGCTTCTGCTATCTCCATCCTCCCCTCCCGGAGGCCATCGCTTCTTTGACCCACCCTTTTGCGATAGTTCGTTCACGGTCTGGGTTGCGCCGATGCCAACAGATCGGACACATCCCCGCGTTGGCTGGGCACTCCCACGATGGAT